ACGAACACTGAGTCAGTGTTAATTTCAATCACATCTTCCCAGTTCGGACAGGCAAGAGCAAATTCCAGAATGCTCAACTGGCAAATATAGCACATAGCTTCACCAACGGCAGGGTCATAGGCAACAGAGACTCCACTACGGATTCGGAAACCACCGCTGAGGGCGTTCAACACCATAACCTTATAACCAAGGTCAAGGTCTGCATGATATTCGGGAGTTCCCTTCTTGGCCTTGATTGCGAAACGCTTCTGCATCATTTCACGCCAGCGTTCAAGGGCCATTGGTGTCTTCAACAGATTCCAGTGACTGATTGCACGAGGGTACTGCGAGGCAACATCAAAGCAGAACAGGTCTGTATGTTCCCCTTCACGGATAAAGTGACACCCACCCTTTCCAAGTTGGACTCCACGATACACACAGCGTTCGGCAAGAGCTTTCTTTTCCTTTTCAGTGACGGCTACCGTCCGTGCGAGAAGTCTTATCATATCCTTCACTTCATCGGGGACATCGAAGTCGTCAAGGTTGAAAAGTTGGAGAGGGTCAGTCGTCTTCGGAGGGATTGGGACGTTGGACTGATAGATTATACCTGATGCGACAGCCTGTGCAGTGCGGTCGAACTTGAATACGAGAGAGCTGGGCCATTCTTGTTCAAGGATTGCTTTTCGTGCAGGAAGTGTGTGATATTTGGTTTTCTGTTCGCCACTGCCGAATCGCCAATATACCTGAGCGGTGGCCCACACATCGTGGAAGCAGTATTGGATAATTTCATCTTCTTGTTCTGGGGTGAGGTCTGCACTTGGTGGATACGGAAGTTCCTTGATTGGAAGGTTCAGATACATTTCCCACTGCTTCAACGACTTGTCGAGAAGACAGTTGTTGAGCAAGTCGAAATGTTTGGCTGACCAAGCCTTGACCCAGTAGAAGTTACGTGTCATCGGATTCCTGTTGTCATCATAGCTGATAAGTGCTTCGGCATCGGAATGAATGTACTGACTAGATGTGCAACAGAGTCGCTTGATATCGGACTTCATCTTCGCCAGAATAGGCAAGTCAAATCGGGAACCGTTGTAACTGATAATGTAATCGGCATCGTCAAAATAGTCGTTGATTTCGTTCATAGCTAACTGGTCGACAGTACCTCTTTCGTCAGAACGGACGAGCTTTCGTGACAGTTCCTGATGGGTTTGTGAATCATAAGTGATTGCACAGAAGCAGAATAATTTACGATAAGTTTCAATATCGAAGAATGTGAGTTTCATAATACTCCGTGTTAAGTGTTTGATGAATAGAAATTTCCTATTCTACCCATATAGTAGAGAATAGGGGTTTGAAAAATCTACATATCATCGTTAAAATATCATCGTAATATATAGACGTTATAAATGCGTTTTAATGGCTTTTTCGGTTCAATTATAGGATAGCATAGGGGCAAAAGAAAAACGGCTTTTTATAGCCGTTTCTGTTGGTTTATTGGGTTATCGTAAATCCATTCTAATGTCGTATAATTGTAATTTATGCAGTGAAGAACTGCCGATTTCCACAAGTAATGAATTACCAGAACCGATATTTCGCCACTCTATCGTCTTGTCGTTCTGACCTGATTCACCAAGTGTTCGATACCTACGCTGAGAGAACGAAAGACCTCTGTTTACTGAGATTGCACAGTAGATAGTCTTGTCATCGAGTTTAGTATCGAGTCCTGATGGTCGTTCGGTTCTACCAGTGTCAGCTACAAGTTCCAGTTTGCGGACAATTACTCGCTTATTGAATTGACGGAATCCTTCCCGAATACTTCGATGGATTCTGCACCCACCACTGAGTCTGGAGTTGGAATCAAACTGTATTATGGACGCATCGTCTGCCACGGCGAAGTCCTTTATGACGGAGCCGACCACTCTGTAAGCCGCACCGCTCGGGGTCTCCCATCGCCACCAACGTCCACCTCCGAAGACAAAACCGTCCTCGTTCTCTTGTTTTACAAATAGATAGGTTTCCCCATATTGGCACAGTTTCTGGAACGACTTTACTTCGCCAAGCCTCCGCTCAATTTCCTTGTTGGAAACTTTGGAGAAATTCGGTGAGAAGCATCCGATGAAGTTCTGTTTCATAGAGTCTATACCTAAGAAGAACAACGCCCCCTCGATGATGGTCGGCAGTGTACCACCGAAGTGTATAACCTGCTGAGTATTCGACTGAATCGGTGCGTCCTCATTTCCAGTGCGTCCCCAAATTTCTATGGTGTGTTCGTTGAAGAAGTACAACTGTCCATTATATGCACAAATGTTCAGTAACTTGTCACTGTTTGCGGAAGACGAGTACCAGTTGGGCCATAGTTCGTAACCGCCAGTGTCTTCATTAGCTTCCAGATAGGACACACCTCGGTTCACATCTCGCCAATAGTACATCGGGTCAGTTCTAGTAAGCCACACTGTGTTCTTCGAAAGCTGAGTGGCGACAAGTCTGTTGTCAAACCAGTCAATCATATCCACAGCCATAGTCTTGAACTCGGCTGCAAGTGCAACACCAGACGCACTGTTCCGCCTCTCGCCAAACACGAGAGAGTTGAAGTCTGGCTGCGGGTCTTCACTAGTCCAGAACACCAAGGCTCCGTTTTCCTTTTCTTCCGTACTGGAGATGTTGGGTGGGCAGATAACATTCACGTTGAACTGACGATAGGTCAAGTCTGCTATTCCCTCGTAGGTTGCCCAAGCATAAATCAACTTGCCATCACAGGCGAATACTTCCGAAGGTTTCAGACTGCTTTCGCAGAACGAAATTTTGTGAGTATCATTGATGAAACGAAAGTCTTCGAGCTTACCGTCCACCAGCATTTTCATAATCTGCGGTTCACCCACACTTCCAGTTATGTCGTCATACTGGTATCGGTACAGCGAGGGGCCGTAGGCTATGTAGATGTTGTTGTGCGAGTCCACGAATGTCCCACGTACATTGAACTTCAACCCAGTAGGTGGGTTCACAACGAGTTTGTCCCCGACTCTATCTACGCAAGTCGGGCCAAGCGGAATCATATTCAGGTAATCACTCACTGCGAGTCCGTCGTGGAACTCACTTATTCCCTTAAAGTCTGCCATTGCCGTAACCTCCACCGTACATGTTGCCCCTGCTATATCCACGTTGCAGGTAGTCGGCAATCTTGCGAGGGATATTCTGGGCATGATGCCGTTTCGAGATGTTCTTGATGATGGCTTGATAGGACTCCTCGACAAGTTTTGCCATAGAAGGTGCGGTGTCGAGACCGTACTCTATTGCAAGACGGTAGGCGAGTTTAGCTATCAAGAATGAACGGAACTTCTCTGGAGCGATTATCGTCCCTTCCCAAGGTCTCGGGTTGTCGAAGGTGTTTACAATCTTCAACGGAATAGGGAGTACGAGAAGTAGTGGTTCGCTTCCATAACTTCTGTTCAGCCTAATCAGCATGCGGTCTGGAAGGTCTTCGACTCCATAGACAAGTTGCGAATTTCTGAACTCAGCAGACACCATTTCGGCAGCATGGAGATACTGGAGTTCTGCACCATCGCAAGCCCGAAATACACCTTCAACCCGCATAGGCGAGAAAGGAATGTTATACCTCTTGTCAAGAAGTTCGTCGTCCTCGTTTCCAGAACTTACCTGTGTTGCCATCTTGATAAGTTTGTAGTCGGAAGTCCAGCAATAAATATCACGCTCATTTCCAAACTGGTCACAGGGCCACTTGGTAGTCTTCGGGTCTTGTGTAGGAGTGAACGGCTCGATATAGCCGTGATTAATTAGTGTCCCTCTGATTTTCGGACAATACCACTTCGTGTCAGACCCTATCAAGATACTCTGTCTCTCGTTGAGTGTTCTGTAATCTTCGGCAACCTGACCCATAATGAAGATGTCCGAATCAGTCGGTGGCGTGATAAGACTCACACATCTGTTCTGTGGTGTAACTGGATAGACAATCTCGGTAATGTCGAGTGTCCTGTCACAGTTCATCATTGGGATAATTTCGTGACGTAGAATATCTGAGCCACGAGCCTGAATGTCTTCTGGCACTTCGTCAGGGTTGAATGAAGATGCTACGCCGCAGTTCATAGCGGCCCTATTGACTATATCCATTACCTGCATATTTTGGTCTCCCGAAGGTTGGGCGTTTTAAGTTGTTGTCTTGTTCAGACGCTCTGTGTTGGGCAGAATAGCTAGGAAGTTTCTGCAACCAAGTCAAACCCTGTACAACGGAATCGACGATATCTTCGTGCTTTCCGTGTGGGAACTGGGTGAACTGGCTCTGGATTTCTCCCCAGACAAGTCCATGGGTAGAAAAACTTACATCGCCAGCGTCGAATAGATACTTCACTACAATTGCTCGTTCCACCTTGTCCTTGGTCGGATTGGCTTCCAAGATACCGCTCATTTCTCTACGGAGTATCTGGATTGCTGCAAGACCGTTCGACTTGTTCTCAATGAGCACAGGAACCTGTTGACCCCATCTACTCCTGACTTCCCTAATCCGCTTTAGAAGTAGTGTGATATCGGCGTGGAAGTTCAGTACTTCAAGAACGAAATATTTGTTCGTAGCCATCACTCGACCACAGACCGAGATAGCGTTGCAGTCATTACCAACTTCACCCTTGCCAGCGGCATCTACACTGATCACAAGTCGCATAGCCGTAGTCGCAGGTCTGGTGAGACTGAACCGAATCTGGTCTTTCTTGAACAGCTTGCCAACGTCGTCAAGCGGGACTTGGAGATACTGGGCGTTGTATGTGAAGGGGTCGGATTTATACTTGTTGATTTCCGATACTGGGAGTCTTTCAGGACAGAGACTCTCACCATCTTCGCCAATAGCTGGGAACTTGTACTGAATCCATTTTTCCTCTGTGTCGGCAAGTAGGCACCCAGTCAGGTCTTGACTTGCGACACGCTGCTGGATAACAAGGATAGGAACCGAGGGTAAGTCGATACGGTTTCTGATTGTAGACTTGAACACTTGCCATCTTCTAGCGAGGACAAGGGCACTTATTCGGTCTTGTGGCTTGTTGGGGTCATCAAGTACCAGAAGTGTTCGGCAACCAGAACCAGTCACATTTGAATTGGTTCCACGAGCGAGAATCATACCGCCAGCCCTGTTAGTCCATTCCTTCTTGCCGTTGGCCTGTGTAAGAGGTTTTAGTTCTGGTACATCGAAATACTTACTAATCCATACCAGAATCTCCTTGATTTCACGGTTCTTTCTAGCCACGAGTGCTTCATCGTAAGAGCAGTAGATAATCGTGGAACTCGGGTCATTCAGGAACAGCCAGCAAATATATAACTTCGTCAGGTCTGTCTTTCCGATTCGAGGTGGTGCGTTGATTATCACACGCTGGAGTTTCGGCAAGTCAAGAAGAATACCCGCAAGCTCCTTGTGGAACTTGTACCATCTAAATTCTCTCTTGTAAACTCGTAAAAAGATGAACCCTACGAAAAACATAAAGTTCGTCTTGCACAAGTTAAATTCTATATCCTTCTGGGTCATTATCTAAAAGGTCTCTGTAATATGGTTCTCTGACTTACGGCGTTGTCTTGGTCTGAATCAGAAGATGTCAGTATAAATGTCACGAGTTGAGAAGACAGTAAAATGTTGTTTTGTTCATCTTGCCAGTCATACCAACCAGTGAATACCTTGCCGTTTTCAATGTTGTTTGCACATCGCTTACCGTTTGAACCATACAAATGTAAGTGAGGGTTTTTTTCTTCACGACTATCTGCTGCCGTATAGTTCTCGCAGTCCATTCTGATGCGTGCAGTCGCCCCAGAAGCCACTGGGACTACGATGTTCAGGTCGTTCGTCGGCCCATCGTGGGTATATCCGAACACTGAGCTTGTTGCCGAATTAATAACACCAATATCCAAGTGTACATCGAGAGTGGTTGCTGTGGCCTCCCAAACACCGCCATCTCTACTCATAGTAACCCAGTCCACCCAGCTCCTTTCCAAGAGTCTTACTGCACCACGAACAAGTTGTATGCAAACACGGCTATTTCCTGCTGGAATGCAGAACTGTTCAGCGATGAAGTCTGGCTGCTCACTGTTTACCACTGCTACCCAGATAGGAACGGAGGCATTAGAAAACTCCATTCGCACTGCATCGGTGGACTGTGGACTGACCAAGATTTTGTGCAGTTCAGTCTGGCTCGTGTTGTCAATACAATCCACATTTACCAGTGTACAACCCATAGGAATTTCTGGATATTGACCAGCGGATTCGGACAAAGTTATACTAGCAGTCCCGTTACGAACAATATGTTCGTCCACTGGCTTTGCATAATTGTTGGCGATAATCAACTCCATCGTGCCAGCGTTTTGTAGGAATCCAAGTTCAACACCGTTGGTCGTCGTCAGCCGAATTGTTCCGAGAAAAGAGTCTAGCCGTCTAAGTGTCACCCGCCTAGTGAGCTTTACTGCTGATGTGTCTACCTTTACATTCAAAGTCTTGTTCGAAATACCGACGGACTGAATTTGTTCAATGTCTATCACGTCTGTACTTCCATCGGTTATAGTCAGTTTTTCACTACTATCGACAACGACTCCTTGGTACCCACTTACGAAATGGTACGACTCTGTGCATTGGAACTTAGCCACACCACCCTCCGTGCTTGAAGCAGGGGCATTGGGGTAGGTTTCCGTAACGGTGACACTTCTATTGCCGTCAAGTCCACCGAAAGGAACGTTGTCCCCAATATTGTAAAGGACGACTCTGTTATTCGAGGAGTTCGTAATTACAACATTTCTACCGAATCTGGAACTTTCACCGTCTTCCGCAAGTGTGGGTTGCAAGAGAAGTTTGAACACTACCCCAGACTCGAGTGCGGTGTTGTCTTTGGGTTTCAGTATAAGAACCTTCGTTTGCAACCCTATCTGAACTGTGTAAGTCTTGGTGAGACTCTTGAAGTCAATCACTTCAATCTGCTGGTCGTCAGTCCATTTTGTGAACGATGGTACATTTGCCAAGTCATCAAGAGATAGCTGGCTATTGGGTTTCTGATTGGCAGAGAACAGCTTCTTATAATACTTGTCGCCGACTTTCACAAGTGTAGCGGGGGCATCACCAGACTCCGCTTCCCGACCATACAGTATACCGTCAAAGATTACGATTTCACTTTCGCTTGTGACAGTCCAGCTTGTAGATGAACCGTCGCCGAGTGTTGCCGTAACAATAGCGTCCTCGCCTACAAACACTCCGTCGTTGTACGGAGTACCATCGGTTCTGCAAATAAACCCTCTTGCGTTCGTCCTAATCTCATAGCCAATTTCATCACCAGTGGCGAGTTTGAAAACCACGGGTGTGGTAGAAGAACTCAACTGCTTGGCAGTGACCGTCGCATTGAAGAACGGAAGTCTATGTGTTGCGTGAATGGATATATTCATTTCTCATCTACTCCTTTGGGAGGAACATAGTCGTAAGTGAAAGGTTCCACGCCCATAATCATACTGGAACCCCAAGGTAATGCGTTGTCTGTTCCCCTGATCATCAGAGGAACTACACCCTTTCGCAGTACCTGACTACCGAATCCAGATTTCGATTTATTCTTCAAGTCTGCCTCGGTAACGAGATTCATATTTGTACGTTTCTTATACTCCGCCATAGCTTTGTCGTAAGCCTTCTTCTGAGATTTCGGGAGCGGCTTGGGAGAACCAGTGCTCATATCGACAGCTTCTGAGCCTTCGGTAAGCCACTTGCGGAGTGCCTTATTTCTCATATTCTTTTCCTGACCAAACAGTGTGTTCCCACGCCACTGGGATAGGAGTTGTGCGTGTTCCGACATAGGCATAACCTTGGTTCCACCAGTAAAGACTTTGGATTCAGGGGAACCCTTGACTTGGGCTTTCTTCAACAATTCTTTGAGTCCGTAGGAATCTTGGCCCATCGAGTTAAACCAAGACTTCAACTGCGGATTGTTCCTTGCGTATTGAGCCATAAACTCGTCAGAAGGAGTAATATGGGCCATTGGAATATCGTCGAAGTTAGTAGACCATACAGCCTTGTTGGCATTCACATCCTTACCTCGTTTAACTTCAAAGCTACCATGAGGTGAATCTATCACCTGTTTACCTCTAAACCCACCTTCAGGTAAATCCATCATTAACGGCAGGTCGGCCCTGTTCGGTGGAACATCGGTCGGGTCTGGGAGTAACTTCGCCTTGAATTGGGTTTTAGGATATTTCTTCTCGAACTTCTTGAAAGCCTGACTCAGGAACGGCTGCATCGCCTTTTCGGTAGAACCTCTCGATTTCGAGAGTGCTATACTCTGATTGATGTGCTTCGGTGTCACACCCCTCGGGTTTTCAGGCCACATCATGTCTTTCAGGGCACCTCGCCCTCGCACCTTGTTTGCAGCAGAGATAGGGCCAGACAACGCTCCGAGTGCCATTTCAATACCAGCGTCGGTGGCATCAATCGGTTGGTCTATGTAGCCGTGACCATACGCCTCGGCGAGACCAGTATTAACAAGTCTTTGGGTACCGTAGTTGCCAAGCCCACCAAGACCACCACCGATTGCCGCTCCGACTAGAGGTTTGGTCATAAGTGCCGCTCCTCTTGATGCACCGAGCCAAGGGAGTGCAACAGACCCCACGGTGAGTCCCAAATCACCAGCACCTCTGACTATGTGTTCGACAGGTTTGGTCTTAAAATCAAGTTCTGGGTCTTCCAACACCGCATTGGAAACAGGGATGAACATATTCTTGACGAAACTAGACACTCCGTTAGGAATCTCATACTGGTTCTTTGCAACACCCTTGTCATCAAAAAGATGTTCGGAGGCAGCAGTATATTTGGGAGTCTCACTCTCGAAGTCTTCCTTCCAAGCATTGGCGAGAGCCAACTGTGCCGCATCGTAGAGGGCTTGCTTGTTGCCATCCCCGAGTTTCGTCTTGATGAGTGCATTCAACAATTCATTCGATGTTGGATACCAGTCTTGTTTTGCAGCGTTGGCTTCCTCCCTCGTCATCGGTTGGAAACTCTGGTTGAAAGGTTTCTTCAAGTAGTCTTCCAAAGGCCTCTTTTCGACTCCGTAGGTAAGAGCATCCAGAGCCTTGGCGTTATCCAAGTCCTTGATTACCCAGTCCCCATCTTCGTTCTGTGCAAAAGTGAAATAATCACTTTCGGGTGGAGCGATGTAGTCCAGCGTATGTGCCCAGCCGTAATCCTTGGAGCGATAACGCTTGTCCTCTTCGTCAGAACTGTACATCCTCAGACGAGCATCGGCAAGCTCCCTCAAAATCGGTTCCAGCCAAGGGTTCGTCTTCACGAGAGTTCTTGCTTTAAGTTCTCGTGAGGACTTGACAGGAGTCTTCGTTCTCCGTATCGCCTGAACATCGTCATTCACAACTTCAATTGTGCGTGGGACTGCGGGGGTTGGCAGTCTATAATAATCCGAGCGAAGCGTAGTCACAGGGTCTTTGTATTCAGTATTAGTATCAGCCATATAACCTCACGTTTATTTTATATTTCCACCCTTACCGCCACGATTTCCCAGTGGGTCATTGGTCGGCTTCGGCGGAGAACCTGCTGCAAGTCTTGCGTTACGCATAACGGCATTGGCAGGCTGTCTGCTCTGCCATTGAGCGAGGTAGTTTCCGAAGTTCTCGTCAAGGGTGGGGCCTTTATGTTCCCATCCCCAGTAGAGACCTAGTAGCGGGATCTTGCTATTGTACTGATTCTTGTAGATCTTGTACTGAGCTATCGCAGAGTCCCACACCATCTTCCTATCGACATTTGCATTCTGCATCACATACTGCTGAAAAGCGTCCTTCGCATTCTTGTACGAGGTGACGGCAACATTGATGTCAATAGGATTATTTTTCTGACCTTGCAATCTGCCAAGGGACAGCATAGCGGCATTAAGCCAGTGCTCAGCCTTATCGGATAGTTGAACATTGCCTTGTTTGTCAAAGCTACCGAAAGACCCTTCTTTACCTTCCTCCCCAAGGCTTATGAAGTTGCTCATATCTTCCAAGAACGCCATAGCGTCTCGGTTGCCAGCATTTGCAAGAGCTTCAACCTGTGCAACAGTGTTCGCATTGAAGAACATCTGCATAAACTTGTCGTATACGAGTCGGTCTGCACGAGGCATAGCTGCAACCTGTGCACGAACCTTTTCAGCGTCTGCGATTGCACCCTTGCTCTGTGCCCAGTTGAGAATTACGTATTCCGAAAGTTTATCAAAATACATCTGTGCTGGACTTCCTGGGCCACCGTCTAGCCAGTTAGGGTCTCTCGCTACATTCTGCTGAATTTCATTGAGCCATCCACCGAGCCAGTCGAGCTTGCTTCTGTCTGCTTGTAGGTCTTTCTGGAAGCCCTGCTGGAACCCGCCTGCGTTAATGGAAGGACGACGGAGTTCGTTCGGGTTGTAACCAGCGTTTGCGTACTCCTGTCTGAGCCTGTTGGCTTCGTTGAAGAACTCATTGACGGTGTAGGCATCACCAGAGGCGTACTTGCCGCTGTTCCATTCGGATAACAACTTGTTCCACTGGTCAAGCATAGAGCGACGATGTTGTTCCTTCGCTCTGAGTTCCTGACCGTAAGTGCCACCA